TTGCATCCACATTTAACCGGCTGTGCCTATGACGCCGAGACCTTCTACGTTGTCTGTGGAGTAGCGGCGGGGGATCGATTGGACCGTCTCGACGTTTGTCTGAGTCGTGGTCTGTTGGACCGTCTGTTCTTCAGCCATTACACGGCTCCTGTTTATCTCGATTTACTGGACTATTTGCGGAGTATGGGACGTTTAGATTTACTCACGCCACCAATGTTTGCCGCAATACGGTCACCCATGTTTCCAAGGTTGATCGAAATGTCTGTCTGCCATTTCTTACCGGCAGCTTTCAGTTCTTCTTGCCGAGCAAAGCCAATCATGGACGCTTGTTCAGTCAGTGTGGCTGACGATAGTGCTTTAATAGCGTCAACTTCTCGTCCTGACTTCAATGCTTCATAGAATGTTGTGCGTTTACTTCCCTCGTTAAAGTCATAAGTGTCCGTAATGACGGTTTCACCCGCATCGTTTATCTTAAAGTTAAATACACCAAGACCTCTGGCAATTCTTGTTTCGGGATCAAATAGCCCTTTCAATAAGGGTTCTTTAAGGATCGTTTCGTTTGTTGTCCCTAAGTCCTCGTATTTGATGTAAGAACGTCCGTCCGCTCTGGCTATCCGTATAGCTTCACGCATGGCATCCAACCCACCTTCGTTGAAATCGGCAGACGTTAACTTGCCCCCAGGACGCGCAGCGTTGCCTAAGAAGTTCACGAACTCAGATGTCCCAAAGGACTGTACGGCTTTCGTTACGCTTTCAATTGTGTCCAATGCGTAGTCCGCTGCAACTCCCGCCGCTTCACCAGCAACGTCAAGTGCTTCACCAACAAACGATCCAATCACTGCACCGGCACGATTGAAGACCGTACCGTCTTCGATATAGGCGTCCATAAGTGTTCCTTCAGAATCGTAGACTTCACCGCTAGTACTGATGGTGACCTCAAAGTCTTCTTCAGCGGTGTCAGTAATGGTGCCGAATGTGTAGTTCGATTTGTCTAAGACTTTACGGTTACGCTCAAGGACCGATTGTACCGTCGATAGACGATCCTCTGTGTCTGCTTGTGTTGCCGCTGCGCGTGACGCTCTTTCAGCTTTCTTAAATGCACTAACGGTAGTCATGTTGGTATCGTCTAGGAATGCTTCTTCACTAACCGGCTCCATCGTTGGCACGGCGTTCTTTGGATCGTCGCGACCTTCAGTGTATAAGAAGGTCGATAGATTGCCATCTGTGCCAATCACGATCTCATCGCCCTCGACCAGTTCACCGGCGTCTCTTGCGGCGATATAATCACGGGTGTTGTCGAAGAACATCGCGCTCTCCATATCGACGTCAAGTTCTGCCAGCTTGTCATTCATTGATCCGCTGATCTGCTTGAGAGCGTCGTTCATTTCTGTAGACATCCCAGCGTTCTCAATCGCCGCTCCGAGTTCTTCCGCAAGTGAAGTAACTTCAGGTCCAACAGGTGGTGGTCCTAATCGTGAGACAGTGATTTCACCGTCTTGGTCAGGTACGACAACAGGCACGATGTTGTTGTCTATCGCAGTGTCCACCGGTGTTGGCTTTTCGACGCCCAGCGCGATCTCTAGCTCACTCACAAGTGCTTCCGTTCCGACACTGTCGGGCCGCAATTGTGGGCGTAACGATCTGGCGACACCACCAGCCGACGCGGGTACGGGCATATCGTCAGGTCTCAATCGTGGTTTTAGTGAACTCTGCAAGCCACTATCTGGCTTTGCCGTTGGTCTCAGCCGTGGGCGTAATGATCGCTTGAGACCACCACCTTGGACCTTTGCGCCCTGATTGGGTCTCAATTGTGGTTTCAACGAGGTCTCTGGAGCAGTGACTTTACGTGGCACAGGCATCCCAAACATCGCTGCGTAATTACTTTCAGACTCCCCACTGATTATCTCGTCTGACCGATACTGGGCAAAATGCATCGCTTCTTGCTTTCGACGCAACGCCAACGATTTGTTTTTCGATCCGTTGGACTTGTCGCGTATCTCAGTGATTGCCTTTTTGACGTCGCCGTTCTTTATGTGTTTCACTAAGTTCGGACCCAGTAGCGCAGGGTTGTGCATCACTAGTGACGTTAAGGTCATACGCTGGGGTCCGCGCAGTGGTGCACCATCTGTCAACTCAGAGATCAGCTTGTCTGCTTGGGCGACTTGGGCCTCATATAGTGCACGGCTGTCACGGCTGCTAATACCTTCAGTGCCGTCCATCAACGCTTGCATCTGCTTGGGGGTCTTTCCGAGTACACCCGCCGCCAGCGCATAGTTCTCTGGATTGTCCAGATTGAACTCGTAGCCAATTACATTACGACCAATCGCGTCTTTTTGTACGTTTTGACTGAACACGCGGTGGCCCGTGATGAAATCAAAACGATCACGATTGTAGTCACCAGCTTCCATGTCGAATGCTGATGGTCCAATCTTTGAGTACACCTCGTTGTCCAGCATCTCAACGTATTCGCGATGTGGTAGGTCCAGCATCGTGTCCTCGACCGTCACACCAATCGTCGGGCTGACGAACCCCCCGTCGCGATATGCACCACGATGCAATTCGTTAAGCAGACTGTTGTATTTAGCTTCGTCTCCGACGTCGTTAAGTGTGCTGTAATCAATAGGATTTTCGATGAGATAGTTGCTAATGGTGTCCATTTGAATTTCCTATTTAACTAAGTAGAACGGCTTGGGACCACCACTGCCATAGCGGGTGGGTTGATACTCACGCGGCGTAAGAGCGAGACGCTCAATGTCTGCCTGAGTCAATTTAGGTGTTCCAATAAATCTCGGCATGACAATCAATTCGTACTCACCAATCGCCCCATCCCCACCGTATCCAGTATAGATTGGCTCTAAACGAATTCCTGGTCCAAAGATTGCCACGGCGGCTGCACGATCTAGTGCCAGATCACCTGTGAAAGTCTGGCTGTATTCCCAATTCGCTGAGTTAGACAAAAAGCCACGCTCTTTACCGGACGGGTGATACCGGCTGTCTACTTGTATCGCTTGACCGACTTGAAGTGATACGGGCATTCCGTTTTCGTTAACAACGATCTGTGAGTTATCTCCGAGTCGAGGTATAGGTTTCGCTGTAAGTGTACCTTCAGTGAAGATCGAAAACGCACCATTTTCAATGTTCGATATGTCATTCTCCAAGGTCGCAACGGTGTCTTCGACTTCTCCGGTAGCCGTGTTGAGAACCGCTTTGCCCAGCACGATACCACCAGCCGTGTTGGTTGCTTGCCGTCCAGACTTGACGATGCCATTTTGAACCCACATTTGATTTGACACAGCGTTGAATGCCGCTTGTTGGACATCCTCAGTGCTGTAGTCACGATCTTGCGACATCTGATAGGCCACGTACACTTTACCAGCCGCCCTCAGTTTACGTTGAGTCTCAATGTCAATCCCACTGATTGATGACCATAAACCTGTAAATCGCCACTCATTTAAAAGCTGACGCTGTATCATCGCGCCCATTGCGTCTTCGTTAAACAGTTCAGTGACAGTTTGCTCACGTTCACGTTCATTAGCGGCATCAGGCACTAGGATTTCACCCATGCCTTTGCCGTCTAGTTGCTGCATTGCTTCAATAAAACCTGGATTAAAAGTCTTGGCAGCGGCAGCTTGTGGGGATGCACCATTCCGCATTTCGATAAACGCCGCCTCTGCGCCGAGTTTTGCAGCAAAGTCGTTCTTTGGTAACAATGAGGCTAGACTTGCGCCGGTCGGATCGGCAATCATCAAGGCTTCCAATGCGTATGATTGCTGTGCTGGATCGCCCGACGTCAGGTGTGACGCAAACTTCTGTTGTACATTCTTAGGGAAATTACCCGCACCGAAAGTCTGAACGTGATTTTTCAAGAATGCCCCAGCTTTTACTGACGCGCCATCGACACCCATTGGTGCATTCCGATTAAGCCAATCGAGGGATGCGGATTTGTTTTCGGATGGATCATAGGATGGTGCGGGTGGCAATCCATTAGCCACGTTGTTCATTGCGACCTGATTGAAATGGTATTCAGCAAGCTTTGAGCGTTCTGTGTTGATGTCTTTTTTGAACGCAGCGATCTGCGTCATGGAAATCCCTGGAGTATTCTGCATCTTTGCGACTACGGCAGACCCTCTGTTTCCAATCAGGGCTAGCTTTGCGTACTCGTCCTGAGTGTTCGAAAGTTGCGTATTGAAATCTGAAGACATCTGAGAGAACGCTTGCTGTCCCGCCATTGTCGTGTTTCGTTGCACAGCGTCCATCAACGAGGTCTCTGCTTTCGCACTCATGATGGGAAACTTCTGAGCGATTGACGGCATCTGAGGCGCAGACGGGTCCATTGGGTCTTGCGCTTGGTAGTTCATATGAGCAATGAATTTAGCGATCCCGTTCTGGGACATACGTCCGGTCATCGCAGCGTTCACCATGATCCCCAAGTTTCTTGCTTGGAGTTGACCGGTCGTTTCGCCAGCCCGTGATGTACCGCCTTTAAGGATCGAATTGAACGCCGCTGCCGTGATCTCAGGCTGTGCCATCTTGTTGTAGATCGACCGGCGATACTCTAGATCAGACGCGGCCTTTTGAAGTCGAACAGTTTCTTGAGCGGCGGTAACCCGTGCGGACTCGTAATTGCTGGCCCATGCGGTTTGCATCGCCATGTTAACTGTTGGGTCATCCGTGCCATCTTGGTAATTGTCTCGCCAGTAAGCTGACGCATTTGCTTCGAAAGTGCTAGGTGCACGTTGCGCTTGCGCGAGGGCAAAATCGGAATACATCCGTGACCCAATGTTTGCACCAAGTGAAGACTTAAAGGTGTCAACGAAATGTTTATTCCCCTGTTGTTCGGGACTTGTAGTGCTTAACGCTGCGCCTACGTCGCGAGACTTTGGGTTCTCCATGTAATAATCAGTCGCGGAGACAGTCGCTTGTTTCTTCATGTCCACAGCGTATTCTTGCGCTTCGATCTTTTGGTTCTGAAAGTGCGCGTCTTGGAAAGTACCAATAGTTTGCGAAACGGAGCCAAAGAACTGATTAAAGGCATTCGTAAGGTCACCACGAAACGGGTCTAGCCCAGCACCTTCGCTCTGTATCTGGGGAACTTCTTGAGCAAACGATTGCGTTTTGACACCAGCGAGACCACCAGTGGCTCCACGATAGTTGGTCTGTGACCGAGCCATTCTAGCCATTTTATGCCCCTATTCCCTTGATCGCGTTTAGCTGTTGTTGTTGTCCGTAAGCATTTGCACCAATCGACAACATCGTTGATGTCTTCTGGAGTTTCGCCGTGGTTTTACGTGCAGAAACTTCAGCCAGCGTGTTGGTTGTCTGATTTTGAGCCAGTGTCGTGCGGCTAATGTAGTTCTGCTTGGCAGCACCTTTTTGACTTTCGAGCGCCAACAGTGCGTTCTGTGAGGTCTTGTCGAGCCTCGTATAGTTCAACGCATTTCCATACGCTTCTTCAAACAGGATCGTACCAAGACTTGCGTCGGACAAAGCTGTTTCAGTTGCCCTCATTGTGCCTAGCGACTCGTTTGCTGCGCGAAGGGCGTCTGACTTTTCGTCAAAATCGCGTGACTGTTCGTCAGCCATTTGCCTGTTGGTTTCTTGATACTCGGCTTTGGTTTGCGCTTGGGCCGCTGCGTACTCTTGCTGTAACTGCGCGTTGGCTCTTTCAGCCGCTTGGTTAGCTTGGGCAATAGCAGCACGTTCAGCCGCCTGTGCGTTCATCATCTGCAAGCCCATCAGACCGGCTGTTATTGGATCACACATGATGTCTACCCCGCTCTCGTTATTTCGTTGAACAATCCGGTGTAATCTATCGACGTAATGTTCATGGGTTTCTCTGTGTCGTTCAGTATTTGGATTTCCACAGTGTCTGATCGTGACATCACAGGACACTTAAATGACCCCAAGGGGGCAATCGCAGGGACACCAATCAGGTTGGCTCCAGACCCGACGATCCGTCCCGTGAACTGAAAGGTCTTAGCGTCTCGAAAGTCAGCGGTGACTTGCA